CTTCAGCTTCTCTACACTCGACAACGATTTCATCATGGATGTGCGCTATAACGCCATCCAGTTGCCGGAGTGAGTATCTTAATAAATCATTTGCAGTTGCTTGAGCGCAGTTTTCTTGCGCGATACCTTGCCACAATCTAGCGCGAGGCCATTCAACAGCGTCAGAAGCAGGCTTGAACGCGGCCTTAAGGTAAGTGACAGCGCCATCTTCAATCCGAGCAAATGGGTAATTCAACACTCTCCTAGACGGAAGAATATACCACAGATGCTCACCGTCAAACAAATACGTTACCCGTCCAGCAGAAAACTCATGCCCCTTATGACGCATTGCGCTCATGTAAGCGCGTTCAAGGTCTTGACCATACGGAATACACCAGGGATTAGCCACACGCCAACCGTTAATCATGCGTTTGATCTGGTGTTCGGGCATGTTAAGCCCATAGATTCTAGCCATTGACGCAAACGCACCAGCACCACCCGAATAGCCTAAAGCCAACTCCTGAACTTTGCCAATAAAGCGCTGCTCTTTTGTGACTTCTTTGACATTAAAGGTAGACTTAGCGTTCTCGACATACACATCACCACCGGATCGGAAGATGTCCAGCTTGGCTTCCGATGAAGGTTGTTTAGCTAACCACGGATTGCATCTTGCTTCAATACCAGCCCAGTCAGCTACGATCAGAACATTACCTTTAGCAGGGATAATAGCAGGTCTAATCATGCCTTTTAAAACGTTTGTGACGCGCGTACCAAACGGACTAAGGTCATCACCTGCCATCATAGCTGATCGTACTGCTTCAGGGTCTTTAGCGCAGATTCTAGCCATGTTCTGAAGCTGGACTCCGTACGAAGAATTGTGATGGATTAAACCTTGGGCAACATAGCTACCATCTCCTTCAACTGTGATGTCCCAAACTCCCTTTTTTCCCAAGCAAATAATTTCTTTAACTTCTGAGAATGGAGTAGCTGATGCCCAATCTTTGTTACTATTGCTAGATTGTCTAATGAATTGTTTGTTTTTATTCCATCTATATGATGAACTTCCCAATTTTCGGGCCATTCTTTTAACTTTAAAGCATCCATCAATATTAACCGATGTTGTTGTACATATTGCTTGTCTTCTCCTTGCCATAGATAGTGATAGCCGTTGCGTAAAATAACTTCTACTTGTGTTCGCACCCCAAACATAGGGTTCTTCTCTCTCATTTTCGATTTCGAATAATTTGCTACCTTTAATATCTTTAATGTTTCTGGTGAAACTGTTTCGCGAACTATTCTTCCCACAGTAGCGTGAGTTTGCTTTGTAAGAACGCCTACTTGCGCCATAGTTGGATAAGGTGGGGATGTAAAAAGCCGTGTTACTTCGGCACGAATTTCTGGATTGTTTAAGGCTGATAAGCTGATTGACATTTGTCCATCCTAAAGAAGTTAAAATCATATGATTCTTTGTGCAATCTATCCAAGAATTACCTATTTGAACACGATACATGTCCTCAAGACCTTTATAGATTACATGGGATATTGTACACAACCTTCCCATATGAGTCAAAACATTCCCCCCTACATTTAAAGAAGAAATAGGAACTTCACCGCAATCGGTCATTACTAAAGTATCTGAAGCAACGCAAGCACGGCCAGTAGCAGAACCGCCATTAAAAACAAACGCACCACGAACGCGACCATCTTCAATATCAGCCAGCTCACCCATACGCTTGAACTTAGCCACCGATGATGCGCTAATGTCATCGATACATTGGACAACGTCCAACACTTCGTTGGGTAAATCCATTTGCAGTAATGCCGTCCGAGTAGCTTTGTTTAAGGATAACTTCTCGTCTACCATCATCAGTTCAGGATCAATTCGTTCTGCTACCCATTCTTTTAATTTAGGCGAACGGGCGGAAGCGATGCCTGTAATGTCTTTGACTAAAGCTTGAATATCATCAAGCTCAGTCGTAGCGTAACCGATAGCAGCATGACACAACGGCACATCAACTAATAATCCTTTATCATTAATGCGTTCATTCACATGGTAATCCAGCAGTTCATCATCAGATAATTGACGAAGTGCCAGACTAACTTCACGCATAGCCCGTACGTCTTGCTCACAATAATGAATCAGCTCAGGAAGCAACGCAGTATTATAAGGAGGAACGCAACACTGACGGATTAGCTGCTTACCGCGATGGTCTTTCTTCATCTTAGCAGACATAGCCCTGCCAATATCTTCCAGACTACCAGGCAGACAATTAGCCCTAGCTTGGGTAGCCGTGCAGTAGAATTGTTCCAGTTTGAAGTTGATACCGAGTACATACCAGAAGATTAGGCGCTCAAAGGTAGCGTTATGCGCCCTTATCTCACCTTTGTAATTTCTGACAGCCTCAGGGAATGGTTGACCCGGTGTCCAAGTCTGGACATCATCATCAAATGCATAAGACATGCACAGCACTTCAGTGCTTCTGTCTTGGCAATAATTATAAACCCCATGCTTCTTCAAGTCACAGGCGCTCTTTGTTTCAAAATCGATAAATAGCATGGCTAAAAAAGCCCCTTTCGGGGCTTCTCCTTAACTAGACTGAGCGCCTACGTCTACCAGTCTCCGCTGGTACACCATCTTCATCCTTAGCTTCACCATCTAAGCCAACCCATTCAACTACATCAAACACTGGAGTGTAAATCTTACCGTACGCTTTGTGCTGGTAAAATTCTTTCTTCAGGTTAATGACTGGAACGGGCTTACCTTGATCGGCATCAACTTGCGTAGCAATTGCAACTGCAAGAGTTTGTACGGAACGCTTACCACCTACCGAAGTAGTTGAGTAACGAACTTCCAAACCTTTGTCCTCACCGGACAAGCATTTTAAGCTCATGCCAACTTGGGTTTCCCATCCACGCTTACCGCCAGCAGGCGCAGCGTCAAGTTCAGGCAATGGTTGAGTGATGCCCACCATCTTTTCACCAAGAACTTCACCTTCACCCCAGCAAATAAAGCCGTGTACGAAAGAGAACGGATTAACCGCCCATGTAGAGTCTGATTCTACTTCAGATTCGCCTGCACCAAACACCCAATGACCTGTACGATCCATTTTAAGGATTGCAGAGCCAGCAGAGCCACCAACTTCTGTTTCCAAAGAACGAAGCGCAGATGATAGTGAAGTAACAGAAGGAAGGTTAGAACCAGAGAACGCAACTAAATTTGACATTTTATATTACCTTATTGAAGTTTAGTGAGGGCTACTTTTAATTGTTGCCCGATAAGTAACACAGCCGGACGAGGGTCGTCCACATGTGCCATAGTGCTACCTGACGAGATAGAAATGGTTGATCCTTCTGGCAGGGGCTGTTTAAGCTTCTTGAGCTTCTTTTCAGCCTGTGCAGGAGAGATAAACGATGCTTCCATCACATCAGATTCGGTTAAGCCAGTTGCAAGTAAAGCTTTCTTAGCCTCAACTTCATCTGACCATTTGCGTGTTGCGCGTTTGGCAACAAGCTTGTAATTCGGTAAATCACGACCTGATTCTAGCATAGTGAACGCTAAAGCGCGTAAGTCTTTTATCCATTCTTCCAGAATCTCAGCGTTCTGAAGGTACGCATCTATAGTAGGTGCATCAATAGCATCTATCTTTACCTTCAGAGCGCGATCAACTGCACCTGTCATTAGTGGGCAGGTAGGCTTAGCGGCACACCATTTACAATGGCTACCCTCACGAAGGGGCGCATCAATCTTAGCCGCGGCATTAACAGCACTTAGCAGTTGCTGTTCAAACGCTTTGATGCGTTCTATTGTCGTTACCCAACGCTTAATCATTGGCGGTTGGATAATGATAAGCTCGACTTCTTGTACATCCTTGAACGCCCATTGCGCTTTCTCAGTACGCATAGCCGCTGCCGCGTAGAACATTAGCTGTTCGTTTTCTATGGCCTCTACGATGACGCCATTTCCAAACTTCCAATCCAATACAATAGCGCGGTTATCCAAACGACCAAGCAAATCACAGCTACCAAACACGTCAGGTATGAAATCACCGAAACCGACTTCAACCTCGACTGCATAGTCCATACCAAATTCGGGATCAACTTCATTAAGCAACTCCAAAGCAACAGTGTACTTTTCGTCAATTAAGTCTTGCGTCAGTATATCACTAATGACGGGCTTGATATTATTGCCTAGATATTCAGCAATGGTGTTATGGAGAAGTGTACCTTCTTCAGCGTAAGAGCTGGAAGGCTTTTCAGGTGCAGCATTACATAGCGCAACACTACCAGGGCAGTTGATAACACGTTTGGCAGTTGATCCACCAACAATCTTTGAGTGTGCCATTAATTTATTCTCGTTTCGTTTAAGTTGAAGCTATTATTTCACAAAAAAATAAATTGTACAAATCTTTTTTACAGTGGTAAGCTGTCACTTCACTAAACGAGAGATCATTATGCTAGAGCGCGACATTGAAAAGCATTTCAAATGGGTAGTTGACGTACACGGAGGCAAGACCTTCAAGTTTACTTCACCTACCCAGCGAGGTGTAGCAGATCGAATTGCTTGTCTGGCAGATGGCACATGTTGGTTTGTCGAACTAAAAACAAAAAGGGGACGCTTATCGGAATTACAAAAATTATTTGCACAAGAAATGATAAGGCTCAATCAAAACTACGCCTGTCTTTGGACAGTCGAACAGATTGATAACTGGGCTTTAGAGTATTTGGGGACTCACACTTAGGATAATGAAATGGTAGATCAAGATATAGATTGGCTGTACGAACAAGTAGTAAAAGGTGGGCTTAAACGTCCCACTGACAAGCAGGAAGATGAATTTGATTACTTAGTCAGCCGTTACAAACGCGTGAACGGCTTAACCACAGCATCAGCTAGAACTAAGGCTTTTAAAGAGGTTATGGTATGACGACTAGGATGGTTGGAGGGGATCATTATTTGTTACCCATTCAACCCGTTGTTTACATCCATGCCAACAAATTACCGTACATGGAAGGCAACATCGTAAAGTACATCACGCGTCATCGAAGTAAGAATGGCGCAGAGGACATTAAAAAAATCATACACTACTGTGAACTAATCTTGGAGCTAGACTATGCACACAAAGACGCAACGTGACGAATTACAACGGCAAAGGAGCTTTGCCTACTACGACAAGAATCGAATCGCTATCAATGAGCGTGTCCGCTTGAAACGCCTCAACACGCGCTTAAGTGTAGATGGTATCCGGCCTATCGCGCAATTTAACATCACCAAGAAAGAAATACTAACGCTGATAGGTATTAAGGCATTAACGCTCGACAAGATAGTCAAAGACGCGCGTTACTGTATGCCTAAGCATACTGGCACTCACATGGACGGAACAGTCCTTTATAACCGCGCTGAGATCATGGATTGGCTACCGTACATAAGAGAAATGTGCGCGTTCATGTATAAACGTCCGGTTATTAAAATAACCGGCATGGCAGCACAGATCGTCCAGTTCATGCACCGCAATAAAGACATGGAACTGTACTGCGATGCCTCCAGACGCAGAATGATGGACGGGAGGTCTAAAAATGGCTAGAGATATTGATTACTCTTTAATTCTTCAGGTGCTTTACAGCAAAGGTTTTAGCCTTGCCGACATAGCAAGAAAAACAGGCGCAGCAATGAGTACCTTGTCCACGGTAAAGCAGGAAACTAAACCTGTACCTGTCGGCTGGCATGATGGTTGGGAAGGCATGGCAATGCAAGACTACTACCGTAAAGCAGTAGGTGAAACGCCTCCCAGAGTGGGAGATTATATTGAGGTGTGCGATGAGTAAAGAACAGTTTGGCTTAATTAAGTTTGCTATAGATGGTATCTTTTTTGATATGGCATGGGGAGCTACTAAAAATGGTGAGGGGGAGATGCCTGACATTTTAAAAGAAAGACTTAACGCTGTAATGGAGATGCTACATGAAAATGAAATATCCGCTTTATGATGAAAACGCCCGCTGTCTTGGTAGTAATTGCGAAAAAAAACAAGACTGCGCTCGTTATCTAACTATCGAGATAGATACTAAGGACTTTATGTGGCGCATGGACGCAAAGAAAGAAATAAAAGAACTTGAGTGTACCTTATTTATAGATTGGCGTAACGCGCATGAATATGAACATTAAACCTAGAATTAAACGTGTAGGTAATATGTGGATGTGCCTCGGGCCTTATGAGGTTAAAGGTTTCGGAAGCACTCCGTGTAAAGCTTACTTGAACTGGACAAGGCAATGGTTTTAAGACCGTATCAGGATGAGGCTGCTGACTTTCTGTATAGCCGTGATCGAGCGATGATCCTTGCGCCTGTAGGCAGCGGCAAGACGGCCATCACTTTAACAGCTATGCAGGCGATGATACAGGACGGGCATGTTAAGCGTTTCCTCGTGCTTGCACCCAAGCGTGTGTGTACAGATGTTTGGAGGCAGGAAGGGCTTAAATGGGCTTCTAATCTATACATTGAAGTAGCTGTTGGTACAGCTAAGAACAGATTGGACGCTTTTAAATGCAGCGCCAATGTCATCGTAACGAATTACGACAATCTGCTATGGCTTTGCCGTGAACATCCAGAGCTGCTGAAATTTGACGGGATCGTTTTCGATGAACTGACACGTTTAAAAAACCCTTCTGGCTCTCGCTTTAAAGCGTTGTTCAAAGTGATTGACCTGTTCAAGATACGTTGGGGCTTGACCGGATCGTTTACTAGCAATGGTTTAGAAGATGTGTTTGGGCAATGTAAAGTAGTAGACCAAACATTGCTAGGCAGAAGCAAAGGGGCTTTCTTAGAAAAGTATTTCGTACTGATGAATCGTGATTATGGAGAATGGGCGGCACGTTCTGATTCCTTACCTAAAATTATGAAAGCGATACGCCCAGCGACATATCTATTAGACGCAGGGGATTATACTG